CTAGATTTCTGAGTTATTAATCAATAACCCTTAATCTAAGGAAAAACAAAATGGCTACAAATTATTCTTCTATATCAAACGACATAGAAGGTGGTATTCATAGGGCTGGTATGGTTAATGCCGATACCTCCAGAAGCGGTGCATCTAGGGAACTATTTCTCAAGCTGTACGCAGGAGAGGTGTTAACAGCATTCCAGTCGAAGAATATAATGATGCCTCTACATCGTGTAAGAACGATTTCAAAAGGTAAATCAGCCCAATTCCCGATGACAGGTAAGTACCGTGATGCGTCTTACCATACACCGGGTAATGAAATCGTACCAACTGCTGCCAAGCAAGGTGAGCGTATTGTTGCAGTAGACGATCTCTTAATTAATGCACAGTTCATCCCTAATATTGATGAGGCTATGCGTCACTATGACATACGAAGCATCTATACTCAGGAAGCTGGCTATGGTCTATCTAAAGTTGCTGATGAAAACATCTTGAGACTTGCAGTTAAAGCGTCTCTGTGTGAAAATACAGCTATTGCCGCAACAGCGGGTATGATTCAAGACTACTCAGCATTTGATGATGAGGACTTCACACCTAACGTAGTGTGTGGAGATGCGGCTGGAGACATTCGTCTTCCGAAGGACATTGTTCAAGCTATTATGGATGCAAGACGCATCTTTGATAACTATAATGTTCCGGGTGATCCATTCGTTGTTATGCCTACAGATATGTACTATGACTTATTCAAAGTCTCAAGTGCAACTGATATGGTTGACTTCGCAATCTTCAACAGAGATGTTGGAGGTGGTGGTTCCATAGCTGGAGGTCAAGTACCACAAATTCTTGGTATGCCGATCTACGTAACTAATCATCTTGGTTACTTCAGTTCTGGATCTACATGGGTATCGAACCTGTGGACACAAGCATCTTCTAATGCCGCATTAGTAGCAGCAAGGCCATCTGGTCATAAGGATGGTGCGGCTACAGCACCAGTTCCACTAGCAGATAATGTGGGATCTGGTCGTGAAAGTCAGTATGCTGTTCCAGCGGGAGCATCTACATTGGATTGGGCATCTGGAGATAACCAGTACATTTCCAATGTTGCACTGGAAGTACGTGCACTTGTAATGACTATGGATGCAGTTGCTACTGTCAAGTTAATGGATCTCTCAGTTGAATCTGAGTATCAAATTAACCGTCAGGGTACATTAATGGTATCCAAGTATGCTATGGGTCACAACGTATTGCGACCTGCGGCTGCGGTTTCAATCCATCAATTCAGTTAATAGCTGATAACTCTTAGGGAGTACTTTGTTATAAGGTACTCCCTTTTTTTTACAAGGAAATAAAATGGCTTCACAATCATTACTGAGGATGAAGGAACTGGACGCAGTAAATCTGATGTTGATGACTATTGGTGAGTACAAAGTTAATGACTTAACTAATTTAGCTGGTCGTTCTGATGCTGCTGTTGCACGAGATATTCTAACCAACACATCAAGACAAGTACAATCTAAAGGGTGGACTTTCAATACAGACTTTGATGTCGTACTTAAACCAGATGGATCTACCCAAATGATTGAATTAGGTGGGGATGATTTACGAGTGGACACTACTGCTACAGTAAGAGATAGTACAAAAGATATTGTTGAACGAGCTAATAAGTTGTATGACAGACAAAATAATTCTTTCTTATTTACAGAAAACATAACAGTAAATCTTGTTAAATACTTTAACTTTGAAGATTTACCAGAGGCAGCACGGAGATTCATTGTAATCAGGTCGGCCCGTATTTTTCATGACAGGGTTGTAGGATCAGGTGAGTTACACAGGTTCTTTCAAGAGGACGAAGGACAAGCGTGGTCTGAACTATTAGAATATGAATCTAATGTAGGAGACTACAATATATTTGATACATATGATGTCTACAGAGTAGTAGAGAGAGACAGAGGAAACGCACTTTTATCATAAGGAACAATGCCACTAATATCAGGAACAATCCCAAGTTTAATTAATGGGGTTTCACAACAACCTGCGACACTAAGGTTACCAACACAAGGTGAAACACAGGTAAACGGACTATCTCACATTGCTAGAGGACTAGAGAAAAGACCTTGTACTGAACACATTACTGAGGTATCGGGTGTAACATCTAGTAATAGTGATGATGTGTTTATCCACACCATTAGGAGATCTGAGGATGAAGCTTATGCAATGGTTATTAAAGGTGGCTCAACTAATGGTACAAATGGTGCAACTTCTAATGTTGATGCCTCAGTTAATTTAATTGATCTCACAGGTTATGCAACTGGTGTAGCAGGTGAAGAAGTGTTTATCAGGAGTGCAGAAACAACTGGTAACATAACTGGATCACACAGTTTTTCATCCTTAACATGTACAGGAGCTACATCAAATACTATAACAGCTACAGGTCATAAATTAATAAATGGAGACATAGTTCAGTTCACCACCTCTGCAACCACACTTCCAGCAGGACTAAATTTATTAACACCTTACTATGTAAAAACTAGTAATATAAGTGGTGGAACCTTTGAAGTATCAACTAGTAGTGGTGGAACTACTGTAAACATAACTGATACTGGAACTGGAACTGGAACTCATAAAGTCCAATCATTTACTGATATTCAGTCGTACCTGAGTAACTTTGGTTCAGATGAGGTATTCAAACCAAATAAACTCTCAGCCACAACAATTGCTGACTTTACATTCTTACTGAATAAAACTAAAGTAGTAGAGCAAGACACAACTGTTACCACAGAAGACAGGGACTATGAGTCTCTTGTTTACTTTAAAATTGGAGACTATGGTGCTGACTATAAGATAAATATTAAAGAGTTTAATGTGTACACGGCTGCTTGGAATGAAGCTAATCCAACCGATACTGGGGCATTAGGTGAGATGAATAACTCATCTTTAAGACAAGAGTGGTCATTTCAGTTTAGGACTCCAGATAACAAAGTTAAGTCTCAAATTGGAAAGGGTACTTCTGGTAATAATGAATCACTAAATAATCAACAAACAGTTGCAGTATCAAATATTGCATTCAGTTTATTTTGGGGTGATGAGAAAACTAAGATTGTTAAGTGTGATCTAAATGTTGGTAGTGGTACCGATGATCCTGCCACAATTAATGTTTCTGGTGCACAGACTGTTACTAATGCACCCGGAGCATCTTCAGCAACAACCGCTCTACTTGATGAAGCTGTTTATACAGGTGACATGGCTGTTCTAGGTAAGGGGACATACACAAGTTCTACTGCAAATGGTAGAGATGAAACCAGTACTAGTCCAACTACTGGAAATGTTCTAAGTACCGCTTACCAGATTGGCGAAGGACTACAAGGGTTCTCAAACACTCATAGTGGGACAGCAGGGCCGGGAGAAAAGCATCCTAACTTCTCAATTAGTAACGCTTCAGGTGCTGATCTAGGTGGTGACGAGAGTATTATCCACATTAAAAACAATCAGTACCCATTTACAGTAGAAGTAACAGATGGTAAAGGTGACTCGTACATGAGAGCACTTAATGGGCATGATGAGGTAGCACAGTTTGGCTACTTACCGGGGTCTAAGGTTCCATCTGGCTTCATTGCAAAAGTCTCTGGTGACAGGTCTAGTGGACAGGACGACTATTATGTTGCATGGAAGGATGGTGTATGGAAAGAAACTACTAAACCTGTGTATCCCGGTGGAACTACTGACCATTCTCATGCTGAATTATTGGTAGAGGCAAGAACAACAATAAAAAGTACCACTATGCCAATACAATTATTTAAGAATTTTGGCACAGTAAATGGAGTAGCTGACCAGATATACTTTGTTCTTTCAACAGTAGATTGGGGAGTACGAGAGAAGGGTGATAGTGGTACAAACCCATTTCCATCGTTTGCAAACTATGATGGGGCAGCTGTTTACACTATTAATGATATATTCTTCCACCGAAACAGGTTAGGCTTTGTGTCTGATGAGAACGTGATACTGTCTGAGGTTGGATCATACTTTAACTTCTTTCACACTACAGTACTGTCTGTTTTAGATACAGCAGTAATTGATGTGGCAGTTAGTAATAACCAAGTTGCTATACTTAAATCTGCTATCCCCTTTCAGGAAAGCCTCATATTGTTCTCAGATCTCCAGCAGTTCAAACTAACTTCTGACCAGTTCCTTACCCCTACCTCAGTAACTGTTGATGTCTCAACCAATTTTGAGACCTCTACGGACACAAAGCCAGTTGCGGCTGGTAAAACCATCTTCTTCCCATTTCAACGTGGGGCATACTCAGGTATCCGAGAGTACTTCATTGATGTAGCTTCTGAAACTAATGATGCAAATGAGATTTCTGCTCATGTACCAGAGTACATTGATGGAGTAGTTAAGAAACTAGCTGTGTCTTCTAATGAAGAAGTTCTTATTGTGTTATCCAGCACGAACAGGAAAGAGGTTGGAGTCTACAAGTACTATTATAATGACAAAGAGAAGTTACAGTCTGCATGGTCTAAGTGGACATTTGATGCAGATGTAATAGATGTTGCCTTCGTTGGTTCTGTTGCATTCATCTTGTTTAGACGAGGTGATGGAGCTAGTGATAAAGTGTATCTAGAGAAACTTAACTTGTCTGTAGATAGTGCAACCGCAGTTGAAGATGACAAGATAGGTATAAGGTTAGACAGGAGAGTTAAGCTGACTAATGAGAGTTTACTAACAGACTCAACTCCTGTACCTTCTGCTGCTTGGCAACTTAGTCAGTCGCTAACAGCAGTAGCAACAACAGCAAATGTTAGTGGATCAGGTACAGGTAGAACATTCTCAATAACAACTGATTCTAGTGGTACCCCCACAGTATTCACAACTGCACTAGGTACAGGTTATGTAGCAGGTAATGTAATTAGATTAACTGATCCACATGTTAGTGGGTCTAATACTGCTGATGTGACTATATCTACCTTAACACCTTACTTAGATGTTGATTGGGACAAAGTAACAGATACCTCAGTCAGAGTTAAAACAACTGTTGCTGATGCCACAGTATTCGGCCCTAAGATTCCTATTGATGGACTAGATACTGGTGGGAACTTTTCTCCAAGAATTGGTCAAACATTTACTGTTACTGGAGCCGCAGGTCAAACCTATGAAGTAATTGATACTGAAGAACCGGATGCAACTAATGCTGCTCAAATAGTAATTACTCCTTCTGTCTCTAAAGATAACCCTTGGGCTGATAATACAGTTCTAGTATTTAATGAGAGAAAGTTTAATTATGTTGTAGAAACTGGAGAAAAACTTTCTGAGGTTAAGGCCGCAAAGGGATTATCTGGAACACTAGCAGAAATTGCCTCTTCATACTTAGTAAAAGGAACAGAACTCTCTATACAAAGGGGAAACACACAACCAGTTATTTATGCAGGTATCCCATATAAGTTTGAATACCAGTTCTCTGAACAGTTCCTTAAGAATAATGATAACTCAATTAACTCTGGTAGACTACAAATGAGAAACTTTGAAATCTACTATGATAAAACTGGTTACTTTAGAGTAGTGGTCTCACCAAAACCTCACGATGCTTTATATAGAGATATTACAACAAATGAATTCACAGGTGTT